TACGTCGCGTGGATAGCAAAGGAGCTTGGAGATGACGGTCAACGTTAAGAAGATGAAGCCCGTGGAGATGGTGCGCTTTTTGAACTCCACGGCGCTGGGCACCGTCATATCGGCCGCGATGGTGTACCGCCACTTCTCGGAGGCTGGCTACCGCATCGCATCGACGGAGGACAGCCGCGCGTTGAGCTTCTACCGCTATGCGGCGTGGCTAATAGACAAGCGCAACAACACGCCCGCGACAGTCCCAGGCGACTATGCGTCGCACCGCGAGGCTGCGGCGCAGCGTCAGGCCGACCTGTCTCTTGCCGGACGCGACATCGGGGAGCTTCCCGATGTGGTCAATCCCGAAAGGAAGGAGGCGTGCCGCTTCGACTTTAGGCGTTTCTGCGAGACCTACTTCCCCGAGGTGTACAGCCTCGAATGGTCGGACGACCATCTCCGGGCGATAGCGAAGTTGCAGAAGGCGGTTCTCGAGGGCGGGCTTTTCGCGTTGGCGATGAGTCGAGGCAGCGGCAAGTCGAGTATGACTGAAACTGCCGCTATCTGGGCGATGGCTTACGGTCACCGCGAGTTCATCGTCATAATCGGCGCAAGCGAGGGAGCTGCTCTCGAGATGCTTGACTCCATCAAGACGGAGCTTGAGGTAAACGAACATCTCCAGGAGGACTTCCCGGAGATGGTGTACCCGATAGCGAGGCTCGAGGGAATCGCGAATCGCTGCGCAGGCCAGCTCTACAAGGGCGAACGCACAAGGATCGCGTGGACGGCAAGCGAGATCGTCCTTCCGACAATCGCGGGAGCGGCTTCGTCCGGTGCAATCGTCCGTGTCGCCGGAATCACCGGGCGCATTCGCGGCATGAAGTACAAGCGTCCAGACGGGCGCACGGTCCGACCCGAGTTCGTGATTGTCGACGATCCTCAGACTTCGGAATCTGCCGGTTCCGCCGAGCAGACGAGAAAGCGAGTCCGTGTGTTGGCGGGTGATGTCCTCGGCCTTGCGGGGCCTGGTCGCAAGATTGCGGGCGTCATGCCCTGCACGGTCATACGCCCCGGCGACATGGCGGAGCAGATGCTGGACCGCTCGAAGCACCCCGAGTGGAATGGAGAGCGCTGCCGTATGCTCTACAAATTTCCGAAGAACGAGGAGCTGTGGAACAGGTACGCAGACCTTAGGGCAGACGAACTTCGCGAGAAGGGCACCTTCGAGAAGGCGACCGCTTTCTACGCGGCGCACAGGAAGGAGATGGACGAGGGGGCGGTGGTCGCATGGCCCGCCCGTTTCAACCACGACGAGATATCGGCCGTTCAGCACGCGATGAACCTTAAGCTCACCGACGAGGCGGCGTTCTGGGCGGAATACCAGAACGAGCCATTGGCCGAGGACTTGGGGACGGAGGAGCAGCTGACCTTGGACGGCGTTTCATCTCGTGTGAACGGACACTCCCGTCTTGGCGTTTCCGTCTCGGCGACGCACCTCACGGCGTTCATCGATGTCCAGAAGACGATGCTCTTCTACTGCATCGTCGCGTGGGACGACGATTTCACGGGGCGCGTAATCGACTACGGCGAGTGGCCCGACCAGAAGAGGAGGTTCTTCACTTTAAATGACGCGAACATCACGCTCCAGCAGAAGTTTCCGCGAAGCGGTCTCGAGGGATGCCTCTACGAGGGACTCAAAAACCTCACAGAGGAAATCCTCGGTCGCGAGTACTTCCGCGACGACGGAGCGGCGATGCGGATCGAGAAGTGCCTTGTGGACGCCAACTGGGGTCAGTCCACGGACACCGTGTACCAGTTCTGCCGGGAGTCGCAGTTCGCGTCCGTCCTCACGCCTTCGCACGGCAAGTTCGTAGGTGCTTCCTCGAAGCCGATGGGCGAATACAAGCGCATGGTCGGAGACCGCGTTGGCCTAAACTGGCGCATGCCGAATGTTCGCGGCAAGCGGGCGATACGGCATGTCGTATACGACACCAACTTCTGGAAGTCGTTCGTGGCGACGCGCCTTCTCACATCGACCGGTGACCGGGGCGCCTTGACGCTCTTCGGGAGAAGCCCGGAGGATCATCTCCTCTTCGCGGAGCATCTGACGGCGGAGTACCGCGTCAAGACCGAGGGTCGCGGCAGGCGCGTCGACGAATGGAAGATGCGCCCGGACGCGAAGGACAACCACTGGTGGGACTGCCTTGTCGGGTCTGCGGTCGCGGCCTCGATGTGCGGATGCGTCCTCGCGGGGACGATGACCGACCAGAAGGTGCGACCGACCGCGAGACCGAAGATGAAGCTTTCGGAGATGAGGAGGATGAAGTCATGGTAGCGACGCAGGAAGGGAAACTAAAAAAGTCTGCACACTTTCCGGCGCAAAATCGTTATATGTGTTGCAGAGGGGCGGGATGTCCCTGCGGGGAGGCGAGAAAATGAAAAAACATGAAAAAAGTTTTTCGCTTTTCGCCTCCCGCGTTTGTATATACCATATGGGGACCGGTGGCGAAAAATCCGAAAAAAGTCTGTTCAAAACGGTAACGAAAAATCGTATAAACACATAGGGGGCGGTAGCCCTGGCCTTGCGGCGCTAACTTTTCTGAAAAAAGTTTGTTCAAAAAGGTGACGAAAAATCGTATAAACACATGGAGAGACGCGATGCCCGAAGAAATCCGAAAAAGTTTTTCGCTTTTCGCCTCGGATGCGTCTATAACTTAAGGTAGGGGCGATTCGTCGCCTCTTCGGGTGTAGCCTTGAAAAAGCGGAAAATCGTTCTCACTTTTCGCTTGGGTCATGTTGGATATGTAAGTGTAGGGCACGGATGACCGGCCCGATCTTCCCGCAGCGGCTTTCGAGGCGGCTTTTTTGTTGTTTTCCCCGCCTTGAAGCCGCGATGCGGGAAGTTGCCTGAAAGGGAGAAGGGAGGGGTGCCGCCATGCGATACGGAAGCGTTTGCAGCGGAATCGAGGCCGCTACGGTCGCATGGCGGCCCCTCGGCTGGGAGTGTGCGTTCGTCTCCGAGATAGAGCCGTTCGCGTCGGAAGTGCTGAAACAACGTCTCGCGGGCGTACCTAACCTCGGGGACTTCACGAAGATCAGGGAGGGAGACTATGGAAAGAGCATCGACCTCCTTGTCGGAGGCTCGCCCTGCCAGTCGTTCTCGACTGGCGGCAGGCGCGGCGGAATCGCTGACCCGAGGGGCAGCCTCGCCCTTGAGCTTGTCCGCCTGGCTGAAAGGACGCGCGTCCGCTGGCTGGTCTTCGAGAACGTCGTCGGGATTCTCACGAGCGGAGGGGGACGCGACTTTGCCGCTTTCCTTTCAGAGCTCGCAGGATGGGACGTCGAAGTCCCCGAAGGAGGCTGGGGGAACGCTGGAATCGCCACAGGCGCTCCGGGACGCTTCGGCGTTTCGTGGCGAGTGCTGGACGCGAGATATACCAGAGTTCCCTCATTTCCGGGGGCGGTGCCGCAGCGAAGGCGTCGTGTCATCCTTGTCGGATGCCGTGACTGCTGGCAGAGCGCCGCAGAGGTGCTGCTTGGCGGCGAGCTATGCGGAGGCGATTCTCCACCGCGCAGAGAGGCTCGGATACAAACTCCCTCCGACGCTGGAGAGGGTCTTGAGGGAGAGTGCTTCCCGATAGACATGATGAACCTCGAGGGTCGCACCAAGAACCTCAAGACGAAGTGCTACGACGAGGCGGGAGCCGCGATGTACACATTGCGCTCCAGCCACGTGAACGCGGTATGCACGCCAACGCAGCTCAGGCGGCTAATGCCTGTCGAGTCGGAGAGGCTGATGGGCTTCCCGCCGGGATGGACCGACGTTCCGTGGAAGGGGAAGGCGCACGCCCCTGACGGACTACGCCACAGGGTGTGCGGAAACTCGATGTGCGTCAACGTGATGCGCTGGATAGGCGAGCGCCTCGACGCCGTCGCAAAGGGAAAGGAATTTCAGGACTATGGACGAGAAGTCGCTCGAGGAGACGATGGAGAAGCTTCTCACGTCTCCCAAGGAGGTGGAGGTTGACGGGCAGAGGGTGACGAACCAGTCGCTCGGAGACCTCATCAAGGTCGCGAACTACCTGGCCTCCAAAAACGCCCTCAAGGGCAGGAGGCTGCCGATAAGGATCACGAAGATGGCGGCGGGAGGAGGTGAGGTATGAGGCTTTGGCCATCGAAGAAG